ATGAGTACGACCTATGCAGCCGGGGAACCGCCGCGCGTCGTCAGCGCGGCCGCGAGGCTCTACGCGAAATGCCTGCTGGTCGGATTCGCGTTGCTGCCCGCCTATCTGATCGCCTATCTGTGGTTCTTCAGCGACCCGCACGCGGTGTTCGAGAACCACGCGTTCCATGAAATCGCGATCGCGGCCGCGACCCTCGAGGGCGGGTTCGTTACCTACGTGACGTGGGTGTGCTACCGGTCGTCCGGCGAACCGCTGCTGCGCTGGCTGACACTCGGCTTTCTCGGCTTCGCGATGATCTACGCGCTGCACGGTGCGTTCACCGGGATGGCGCATCACAATATCTGGCTGTTCCTGCTGTACGGGCCCGCGTCGCGGCTCGTGATGTCGATCCTGCTGCTCACGGGCCTGCTGTCCTATGCCCGTCCGCCCGATCGCTTCGACAAGCGCACGAGCGTGCGCACGTGGCTGCCGTGGATCGTGTTCTTCGTGATCGTCAACGTCGTCGTGGCGTACATCGCGTATTCGCCGGTCGCGGGCGCGCCGGGCACGCGGCTGTCGATGGAAGGCGGCGCGCTCGTGTTCTCGCTGCTGAACGTCGCCGTGCTGCTCGCGCGGCGGATCCGCTCGCCGCTGATGGTGATCTACGGCGTGTCGATCATGGCGTTTGCGCTGTCGTCGCTGGCGTTCATCCTCGGCAAGCCGTGGAATCACATGTGGTGGCTCGCGCACGCGATTTTCGCGGGCGGCTTCTTCCTGCTCAGCTACGGCGTCGTGCAGGCGCTGCAGACGACGCGCTCGTTCTCGGCGATCTATAGCCAGGAAGACCTGATGAGCCGGCTGTCGGAATCGATGGCGCGCACCGAGAGCGCGCTGCAGGAACTGCGGCGCACGAACCAGAAGCTCGAATACATGGCCGCGACCGATCCGATGACGGGCGCGTCGAACCGCCGGCAGTTCATCGCGCAGGTCGAGCGCGAGATGGTGCGGGCCGAGCGCGACGGCACGCCGTTCTGTCTGCTCGCACTCGATCTCGACAATTTCAAGAACATCAACGATGCGTACGGGCACCAGATCGGCGACGAGGTGCTGCGCGGCGTCGTGCGTCAGTGCCTCGACGCGATCCGGCCGGCCGGCGGGCTCGCGCGGGTCGGCGGCGAGGAGTTCATGGCCCTGCTGCCCGAGATGCCGCTCGAAGGCGCACGGATGACGGCCGAGCGCGTGCGCTCGTCGATCGCGAGCTCGCCGTTCGGGCTCGATTTCAAGCGCGTGCAGGTGACGGTCAGCGTCGGCGTCGCGCAATACGGGGTCGACGGCAGCACGGTCGACGCGTTGCTGCGCGTGGTCGACGAACGGTTGTACCAGGCGAAGCGGGAAGGGCGAAACCGCGTCGTGTCGCGGTGACGCGGGGTGGCGCGGCACACGGGACGTTCGGCAACGCGGCCGTGCCGAAAGCGTGTCGATCGTTTCGGTTTCTGCCCAAGCCCCGGGCGAGGTAACGTACCCGGGGCTTCGGCATGCCCGGTCGGCATGCGACGGGCGATACGCAGCTAGCGCGATGCCAGGGCCGCCGCGTTTTCCGGCTGCGCTTCCTGCGTCTGCCGCGACGCCTGCCACCAGTACTTGCCCGCGCGCTGCTGCGGATCGCGGATCGCGAGATACGTCGTACTCCAGAGCTGTGCCGCGTTGGCTTCGGTCGCATCGGCGCTGCGCGTGCCGAACGCGTCGGTCTGGTACTTGCCGTTTACGTAGGACCACGTCCACATCTCCGACGTCCGCATGTCGCGCCCGTTCGAGATCACCTGCCAGATCGTCTGCCGCGCCTGCGCGAGCAGCGTGCGGGTCGCGGCCGACAGGTCCTGGCGCGCGAGCTGGCGATCGAGCCCGGCCACCCACATCGCCTGCTGCCACGACCAGATCACCGTGCCGTGATACGCGGAACTCGTGAATTTCGGCCACAGTGCCTGGCTCGCATACGCAGGGTTCGCGATCAGCATGCCGGCATCGGTCACGAGCCCGGTCGGGAACGGCCGCGTGACGTCGGCGACGATCCGCTGGAGCTGGTCGTCCGGCGGTGTGCCGAACAGCAACGCGAAGCCGCCATCGGAGTTCATCACCGGAATCGGGTTGCCCTGCTGATCGAGCGACAGCGCGTAAAAGGCCAGCGGTGCGCCAGGCGCGGCACCGGCCGGCACGCCGGCGGACGGCGCATAGGCCGACACGTCGGCGGTCGCCTGCGCGGCCGGCACGCTGACCTGGAACAGTGGCGGCGCCTGCGTTTCCCATGTGGCCGCCTGGTTCGCCGTGTTGGCGAGCGTCGCGCGCTGTCCGGCATCCAGGTACGGATCGAGCAGGCCGCGCGTGAGGAACGCGTTCGCCGCGCGCAACGCGGCCGGCACGAGCACCGCGTTCACGTCATACGGGTAGACGCCGCCGCCGAGCCCGTCGGTGCTGTCGCGCCAGTTGCCGACGATCTCGCCGGGCCGCAGGTGGATCAGGTTCGCGACCGACGGCTGCTGCGCGAACGGCTGCGCGGTGGTCGCGACGTGCAGCAGGTTGACGACCAGGCGGGCGCCGTTGGTCTGCCCGTCGCTGCCGCGCTGCGCGAGATACGCAGCCGCACGCGCCTGGCCGCGCGTATCGTCGATCAGCCACGCGGCCGCGATCGGCGCGAGCAGGTAGTCGCTGTCGATCATCTTGTAGTCGTAGGTCGGCGTCGCATCGTTCGGTCTCCCGTTCTTCTGGTTGTCGACGAGTGCGAACTCGCCGATGCCTTCCTCGTGCGCGACCTTGCCGTCGGCCGACAGCCGGCTCAGCACCGACGACAGGCCGGCCTCGATCGCCGCGGGTTCGAGCACGGGCATCAGCATGCGAACCGAGATCAGCGTGTCGCGGCCGAAGTAGGTGTCGTACTGCCACGAGCCCGCCAGCAGCTTGTCGTGGAAGCTCAGGAATTCGAGCACGTTCTGGCTCACGGGGTCGGGGTTCACCGACGGCGCGAGCAGGTCGGCGCGCGTGATCGGCGACAACGGCGTCTCGCCCGACAGCGCATCGACATGCAGCCGCAGCGTGTGCGAGCCCGCCGGTGCGCTCAGGACGAGCTTGCCGCCCGCAGCCGGCACGATGCTGCCGCCGTCGCGCAACGTGATGCGCAGCGAATAGCCGGGCGCGCCGTCGATCCGGTCGCGTTGCCATTGCGCGGCGCGGCCCTGGACCGTCGGCGCGGCGAGAATCTGTTGCGGAATCGTTGCGCCGCCGTTGAAGTCGCGCAGGAAGCGCACGTTGCTGAGCACGCCCTGGCGGATCGTCAGCGTGCCGGTGTCCACTGACACGTCGGCGCCGATGCCGTACAGCGGGCGGCCGTGCGCGTCGGGTGTCGACAGCGCGGACGGCGGCGTGTCGAGGCTCCAGTTCACCGGCTGCGCGGTGTCGTCGAACCACAGCCCCGTGCCGCTGTTGCCGGCGGGGAAGACCACGAGCAGGCGCGGTTTCGTCGACGAGCGCACCAGCAGGTGCGCGGCGACCTTGTCCTGCCGGTAGAACGCGTTGATCTGGCCGCCGGCGTCCATACGGAACGACAGCGCGGCGTTGTTCGACGGCGGGCTGTTCGATTCGACGTTGTCGTCGTTGCAGGCCGCGAGCAGGCCGGCGCAGATGAATCCGAGGCACAGCGACTTCACAAGGCGATGCATGTTGATGTCCCTCCTGATGACTGGCGATTTTTTATCGGGATGGTCGAATGAACGGATCTGTTGTCCGTTTGGTACCGTGTCGCGGGCATTCAAGTGAATGCCGGGTGTTAATCAGGATGTGATGCTGTTGCGGTGAGTGAATCGAGCAGGAAATTGGCAAACAGGCGATAAATGCCGAAAGCTGAAACGGCAAGGGACGCCGCCCCGACGTGAAGCAAGAAAAGGCAAGGCGGACGGCGTTCGTGCAGGCGCGTGCCGGCTAGTGTGCGGCGGGAGAAAATCAATCGTAAGCCGCTGTATGGAATTCTAAATTTTCGGAAGAATCGAAGTCAATCACGTTTTCCTGATTTCAGGTGGCTTTGTGAAAAAAGCGATCGTAACTATTACTCATTGAGTCGGTAAATTATGCGATTTAATGAAGGCGGGTATTGGAATCCGGATATTCGGTGAATAAATAATCGGCAATGACGTTTCATTTTGCCGATTGCTGTCGTGCCGGAATTGAATCGTCGAGTTTGCGCGGGCGATTGCCGAGGCGTACAGGCCTGCGCCGAAGCGGCGCGCGCGAAGCCGGGCAAGCCGCGTTCCCGCGATTCAATGGAAGGCTGCGCGATCGTTCCATCGGAGCCGTCAAGTTTGGTAGGCTTGGCGATTGCCGCCGCTTGCGCGGATCGCGCCGTCGGTGAGCGACACGGTGAAAATGCGCGTATCGTCGCCGGAAAGGCCGGACGACAGCCGATTCGATACGCGTTTTTTCCCCGTTGCCGCGACCGCGTGCAAGCGAAGCGGGCAGACGACCGGCCGGGCATCACCCGGCCGGCCACGAAGCGGGCCGAGCCCGCATCGTGAACACCAACGAACAGGAGCAACCGAAGTGATCCGACATATCGTCATGTGGAAGTTGCATTGACATTTAAGATAATAAGTTGATGATTAATAAAGATGTTCCTATCTGTTTTGGCGTTTGATACCCCCTCTTATACCCCCTTTTTCATGTGCTGGAACGCCTGGCCCCGGCGCGACCATGGAGGTTGTGGTCATTCAGCTATTTGCGTATCAGACATTTGGGCGACTTACGAGTTGTGGTAAGAATTGCATTCCGGCAAAATACGCCGGTACGGTAGCGCCCAAGGGCATCTCTGCGGGTTGCGCTGCACGTTACCAATCGGCCCTCTGGCGCACATGCGAGCGATCGCGTGAGCGTGACCGGCGGAATCAGGGGCGGGTCCGTGTCGCAAGATGCGCGCCGCAACGACGATGCCGAGGTGGCGAATGGGTCGCCTTCTTGCCCTAGAATTGTTGGGGAGGCGATTACCAAACGTGCGGGGCACCCCGGAGGCAGGGAGGCGGGCGCGCTGGCAAAGTCGCGGCGTAGCGCATCTCGGCGCAGCTCCGGTTTTCCTGGCCGGACGCTGGTTTGTGCGGTCTTGGCCGCCGTTCTCAGCATCATCGGGCCTAAAACCAGTCAAACGGAGCTGGAAATGAGAAGCGTTTACGTTTCGGTGGCCGCTTCGGTTGGCGGCGCACGCCCAAGGGCATCTCTGCGGGTTGCGCTGCACGTTACCAATCGGCAAACTGGCGCACATGCGAGCGATCGCGTGAGCGTGACCGGCGGAATCAGGGGCGGGTCCGTGTCGCAAGATGCGCGCCGCAACGACGATGCCGAGGGGCTCTTCTGCTGCTGGTCTAGGGTGGTTGTACAACGCCAGCAAAGCACCTGAAATGACGAATGCTTACTCAGCAGCGCTCTCTTTTAATGCGTTGCAAAATGCGTGGCTGAATCTATATAGCAAATCCTCTCCTCGTTCGCGAAATTCCACGGGAATAGATAACGTCTCGATTAATGATTTCGCTGCCGACTACAAAAATCATCTGGTCCGTCTAGCTAGGCGACTAAGACATCACGAATTTCATTTTTCTGCACTTCGGCCGCATCTTATAAAGAAGTCTAACGGGAAAGATCGGCTGATTTGCGTGCCTACGGTGCAGGACCGGATTATCCAGCGGGCGCTCCTCGATTTCCTTGAGATACGCTACTCAGATCGCCTGGCCAACAAGGTGAGCTACGGATTCGTGAGGAAGCGAGGCGTCAAGCTGGCTGTTCACGATGCCTGCGAACTGCGAAAAAAATACCCTTGGGTATACAAGACAGACATCACGTCGTTCTTTGACTCAATCGACAGAGCAGACCTCGAACGCGCTCTGAAGCGAAATATCCGTGAGTCATCACTCTATCCAATTCTCGCGGAAGCTATTCATTGCGAAATTGATTCGGTGAATGGCTCTGCCAAAAAGCGCATCGCCGCTTTGGGCGTCAGAGCCAACCGAGGAGTTCGGCAAGGCATGCCGCTGTCGCCATTCTTCTCAAACCTAATGCTCGCTCAGTTCGATAAAGAAATCGAGCGCAGGAACTTGCATGCCGTCCGCTATGCGGATGACTTGATTTTTCTAGCGTCGTCACGACACGAATGTGAGCAACTAGCTATCTTTTGTACTGAACAGCTAGCGCCTATTGGATTGACTGTTCCACCCGTTGGCCTCGAAAAAGAATCGAAATCTGTCATCAACGAACCTGGGGCACCGGCGGAATTTCTCGGTGTTAGCTTGGTACAGGCAGCAGACGACTATCGACTCGAACTTACCGACAAGCAAATTCATGGAATTCGCGATGAGTTGCTTGGGTTGGGATCTATTCCCGAACTGCTTGCACGACGCATCACCCTGGCGAAGCTCGGTAGTACGCTCGCATCGCGCACTCACGGGTATCTGGCTGCCTACGACATGTGTCATAACGTTGATAGTCTTGAGCGTGCACTTGAAGATCTGCAGCAGAAGGTGTTAAAAAAGATTTACGTTGATGAGCTGAAAATAAATATAGCAGGCCTGAACCGCGAGGCCCGCACGTTCCTTGGATTGCGATGAGATGATTAGCTACTGAAAGCAGACGCTTCGCCAAACGTCATCGATGGCCGCGCCGGGTCAATAGCCACCTATCCTCAAAAGCGCAAGCGTAGGTCTTGGCGTAGGTTTATGTGCGAAGCGTTGTCAGATAAGGCGCAGGTACTGCTGCATCATTGGAGTGACGGGTGTAGGTGCTGCGGTGGGTTGCATGCTCATGTGACCGGGAAAAGTTGCTTTGGCTGCCCGAGTTTACCCGTGGGCTGGGCGGGATCGATTGAAGTTCGCTATCCGGCCAGGTGCTGGGGGGCAAGCGGCTGCTGCCGGCCATGAGCCGACATTGGCTGGCTTCTCATCCATGGTCGCGCTCCCGCTGGAAGCAGGCGTCCGCAAATGCTAGAACTGCAGTCTCGAGTCAACGGAGCGCCGCCAAAGTTAATGGAACTCATGGCCTCGAAGACGGCGATGGCGAGGGGGCTCATGCAATGCTATTGCGTCCAGCATGACTCGACCGTTTCCAGTTTGCACTGACGGATGTGTGTTAACCTTTCGTCTTCTCTGGCTCACACGACAACTACAAATGGCCGTAACCGGGTTTTCTGCTGAGTTGTTTAGTCTGAAGCAACTTTATTTCATTTCTCTCAAAGGACAGCAACTCCTAAGCGAACACATAAAGAGCCTCCCCGAAAGCGGGCGGGAGAATGATATATTCCCCGGGAAATATAGCCCGCGGATGAATGTCCCTCACTATCTTGATGCGAAATCCTTTATTCGCTCTCAATATGGCTCATACCTTCGGGAAACAATATTCGTGAGGCTTGTTTCGGCTCTTGAGGTATTGTTCGTTGATAGCGCCGTCACGATATTTTTATCGGATAAAAGCGCACTCCGGGGAAGGAAAATTGAATTAAGTTCGGATCTGCTTTCGACATATTCAGATTTAGATCAACTGTGGGCAAAGATCATAAAGGATGAGTCCCGCAATCTAAACGGAAGGAGGTTCTCCGATATCATCGATTATTACGATAAGAAATTCGAAATTAATATTAAGAAATTCGAATCACCGGATGTAATTGAGGAGATGTTTGAGCGACGCCACCTGCTGGTCCATGCGCTTGGGCACACAGATGAGATATACAGGATGAAGCATCGATATCCACATGTAACCATTGGTGTAGATGAGGAGTACTTGCTCAAATGCTTTGATCTGCTAGAAAATTTTCATGAATTTCTACGGCGATCTGTTTACAAACGAGTAAACAAAAACAATTCCTTGGACGAATCATCTAGGCATTATCAGGTCCGCCTCCGCATAGGAAAAATAACTTCAGAGGCGCGCTCACTCTTCGAGCCCACTCTTGAAATAGAAGTTAAAAAAATACGCCGCCGTCTTGCTGATATATTGAAGAACAAGAGTGACTCCGGCAACGAGCTTAGCATGGTTCTAAGTGGCGAGAGGTCCTTTGTCGGGAAGTATATTGAGCTAATAAAGAAAGCAGAGTTCGAAAACAAGCTTCGCTTGATGAGTCGAGATGTTATAAGCCGTGGGCACAGAACAAAGCTTAGCAATGAAACTTTGCATGAGATTTACAAGCTTTTGGGTCCTCGCCCTTGGAAGACTGGGATAAGCGATGAAATAGCCAAAAAAATTGGAGTTTCAAAAACGCAAGTTGGCTATGCAATCAGTCTTATCTTGGACTATGAGGAGTATTTCCAAGATGGTACTTGAGACGGCACGTATCACTTTGAACGAATGCGGATTTGACTTTAATCCCGATGTATCCCAAGGCGATTCAAATAACTACTGGGGTCATGGAGATCCCGCATGGTAGGCGTAGCACCGATGAGGGAGGCACACGGCCAAGACAGGCTCCGTCAACGTCTGCTATAGGATTTTCTGAATGGCGGCTCAGGGTCGATCACGGCCCTTGATTAGGTCACATCCAAGTAAATTCAGACCTGATCAGATGCTGACTGAGAGATCAGGTCTGGACGTAGACACGTCATTGGGTGATGGACATTTCGCGCGATGTGATGGAACGAATCCATGCCTGTACTTCTGTCTCTGCCCATAGTGAGAGATTGCGAACTCGTCGTGGCCTCGGGAAACTACCTTCCTTCATCATGTCGTAGATCGTCGTCTTGCCCAAGCCGACCATGTCGAGAACGGTCGGAAGTCGCAACAGTCGCTCAGTCGTGGTGCTCACTGTATTGTTCCTCGTTATTCGGTGACGGGCTGAATTGCACGGGCGAGTTGCATGAGTCCCGTTTCAAGCGTGATCGCGGCGGTAGCAGCCCAAGTGCGCGCGTCCTGCGCAGCCTTGTGGCGAGCGAACGATCCGATCTCGTCGGCCGTCAGGTCTAGCAGCTCGACGTCGGCCGCGTGCGAGATCTCGGTGATCAGCGCGCGTATCTCGACGTGAAGGGCATCAAGGCGCGCGTGCCTGCCTTGGCGGGCATCCGCCAAGGCTTTGTTCATCTGGATAGGTTTGCGCCGCGCGAGCGGCGCTTCGTCCTTCTGGATCGCTTTTGCGGGCGCCAGCCCGCTGCAGTCCGACTGCGTTGAAGTACCGTTGACGCTCGCCAGTGCGATAGCCGGGCGCTTCTCCGCGTGCTCCCGCTTTCGCGGCAGCGGACGTGGGGTAGAAAGGGCCGGGCGCGGGGTCATTTGGCCGCCTCCTGCGCCATATCAGGCGTCCAGTCGGGATCGGGGGACTGCAGAATGTCATCGAGCCATTGCAGGACGATCGGAAGGTCTTTCTGGCGCTTGATGTTCTCGTGGCCGAGAACTTTTTTAAGCCATCGAGCACCTTCCTGTGCCGCTTGCATTCGCGTCGGGTAGGTCGTGGTGCCTGCGCCGAACTTCAGTGGCGTCGATGCGAAGCTGTCCCCGAAGTTGTACATAGCCGCGCAAATCCACTGATCTGCTTTCGGTTGGGCTACGTAGATCTCCGCGATCGGCTTTTTCGTCCGCTTGCTGTTGGGCGAGCGAAGGGTATCGGTCGCGACGCAGCGACCGTCTTGATCCGGTGCCGTCACGGGGTAGATCCGTGCTTTTTGCGGAGTATCGAGGAGATCGGTGAGCGGCGAGAGTGCCGTATGGACGGCTCGAATCGTTCCGGGCGAAAGCTTGCCAAAAACCGGGTCGTGCAGGACTGCCTGTAACGCCTGCAAAAGTTGCTTTGCACACGCATCGGTGATCTTTGTCGCTTTGGGCGCGGCCGGCTCGGAAGGCTTCGTGTTGCTGGCCAGATGCTTCTTCGTGACCTTCCCTTTGCCGGCCTCCTTCGCTTTCGACAGGCCGGACACGATGCGTTCGAGTGCCTTGTCGCCGCCGTGCGCGCGAATTTCCTCGATCGCGAGGGTGCCGGCGATCGACCCGGCGCGTATGAGTGCGTGCAGTTCCGCCGGTGCCGTTTCAAGCAGTGCGGCGTCGCGAATCGATTGCTCCGATATGTTCAAATGACCGCAAATCGCTTGCACGTCCATTTTATGGACGTCGCGCAGCTCGGCTATCGACGTGGCGAGATCGAGCGGCGTGGAAGTCTTCGAGACGTTGCTCAAGTAACCGTCGATCACCATCTTCGGCCGCTTCACTTCGCGGGAATCCAGCACGACAATTGGAATCCTTCCGAGATCTTTTCCGGCCTTGATGGCGGCGCCTGCCGCGAGGTAGCGGTGCTGTCCCTTGAAGACGTAGAAGTAATCTCTCCCGTCAACCTTGCGCGCATAGCAGTGCAGCGGGGAACCCTTGTCGTACCCGTTCTGCATCATCAGGGCGGTCAATTCCTTGACCCACTGCGGATCGACCGGACGGACGTTGTCGCGCGGGTCGTAGCGTAGCGCTTCATGTGGCGTCATCCACAGGTCGGCGGAGGTCGCGCCGGCCGCGGCTGCTGCCGCCTTCGTGTTACCGGTTTGGATGGGCGCGGTGAGGTCGAGCTGTTGCGTGCGGTCGTCCATTACGCGACCTCCTGCGGTGCTGCCGTGCTCGTCTTGCCCTGCTTCTTCGCTTTCTTGATCGCTTTCGATGCCTCGATGCCCGCTGCGCGTTTCGCGTCACGCAGGCGCTTGATCGCGCTGGCGCAGTCGCCTTCGCTCGGGATCGAGATCTGCGTGCCCGCGATCTCTGCCCCGTCGAGGATCATGTACAGCGTGTGGAGGCTGTCGGCCAGCGGGCGGCGACCGACGACGTACTTGCCGACGAGGATCGGCGTCGTCGGGCGCTTTGCGTTGCGGTCGTAGCGCGCAACGGAACGCAGCGAAAGGGTGTCGCGACGCTCAACGTCAACGAGGGGAAGGGTTCGGGCTTTGATTCGCGGCATGGCGGTCTCCATGACGCCGGGGGCGCACGCCCCGGCAGGGTCGGGGCGGATTAGACGGCGACGTGGTAAGCGGTCGTCGGTACGACGACCGGATCGTCTTGGAACACGTTCACGACGACAAACAGCAATGCGGCGACGACCGTCCACCGGAAGATTTTCGACTTCTCAAAGTTGCTTTGACGGGCCGGCTCAGACGGCGTGATGTGGGGCGTGTGTTCGTCACGAAGCCATTCGTGGCGATCGGTGGACTGATGGTCGAACATTTTCATGGGCTTCTCCAATGACTGCACGAGCGCAGCAATGGAGTCGAATGTTAGGCATTCCTTTGTCTAAATGCAATAGGAATTCCTAACTCTTTTCGGTAGCATCAAGGTTCGTCGTCGAGTCTAGCTCGGGGTGAACGCGATGAATCTCGTTGAAAGGTGTTGTATTCTTCCGACTTGATACTGTATGTTTATACAGTGGTTAAGCGAAAATATTGCCGAGGGGAGGTTGTTGCGGGGCTATGTCAACAGGGGAATTGCGCTGCAAACCGGGCGATGTGGCGATCGTCAGTCGATGCCGGAACCGGTCGCGTATCGGTGTGCTGGTGCGGGTTATCGGCCCGCACAGCAGTGAAGACTTCGATTGGGATGTGGAGCTTCTTGGAGGGCCAATCAGGGGGCGTGGAATACGTTCCGGGCAGGTCGGAACGCACCGCAGAGCCGCAGTATTCGATTGGAACCTTACCCCTCTTGTGGGTCGGGGGCATTCAGATCGAGAAGATCACCAGACTGCTGTCCGCGCAGGTCTTCAAACACCCTGAGGGTTTCAAGCAGCGCGACAAACGCTGTAGATGGCAACCCGACCTTGTCTGCTTTGGCAAGCGCGTCAACCAGCGCTTGAGCATGCGCGCCTAGAGTCTCCTGTCTCTGCGGCGCGGGCGCATTGGCGCGGCGTTGCATGTGCCCTTCACCAGTGGCAAGCCACCAAGGATCGACGTTCAGGAATTCGGCCGCGAGCAGCAAATTCGCGCCTTCCATCTTTTTTGTCTTCCCGCTTAACCAGTCGCTGACCGAGGGCGCTCGCACTCGGCACGCTCGCGCCAGATCCGCAGCCTTTTTCTCGGGCGGCAACTTCATTGCCTGTTCCAGGCGTTCGGCTAGTGTCGTCATTAGGAAAGCCTAACTGAATGGGCATTAGGAATGCCTTGCTTTTTGTGTAAGGAGCGCCTAACATTGCGGCATGAATACGCTCCTGAATCGAGATCCGTACGCGTGTGCCGTGATCGATGCATTTGGCGGTACGGCTGCAACCGCACAACTCTGCGAAGTCCGGATGCCCTCCGTATCGGAATGGCGTCGAAACGGCATTCCGCGAGCGCGTCTGTTGTTCTTGAAGCTCGCGCGTCCTGACCTGTTTGCCTCTCTGGATTCACACGACGAGTCGTTGTGAAGCGCTCGCTGTTGCGTGACCGCAGCCGATACGCACCTCATGAGCCGAATCTTAGTTGCGGCCCCGAGTGCGCGACAGGATGAAAGCCACCGTCTACCAATCTCCCACTATGACCTGCCGATACGACAGTACCGAATGGCTGGACGTGCTCTATACGTCCGTTCGAAACACGCCCGGCGGTGTCGCCGACGCGGCGAATCACCTCACGATCCGGCGCGGCAAGAACATCACGCCGGAATCGCTTCGTCTGCGCCTGCGTGGTGTCGGCGACAGTCGCTTGTCGATGGAGATGTTCGAGCTGCTGGTCGAGTGGATGCAGGAAAAAGCAGACGGGGAGGTATACGCGCTCGACGCGCTGCATGCGTTGAACGCGCGCTTCGGGCTGGTTGCCGAACACGTCGACGACCATCCCGCTGACGACGTCAGCGAGCCCGGCACGCTGCGCCTCGTTTCGACGGCGCTGCACCTGCAGGCGCATGTCGGTCTTGTTGCGGACGACGTGACACGCGCGCTGGCGGATCAGCGGATCGACGATCAACACGCTGAGAAGATCATCGCGACCGGCCGCAAGGGCCAGCGTCTGTTCCAGCGTTTGATTCACGCTGCTCGCAACCTCGCCGCGCGTCGACGCCGTCGTCATGGAGCGGTTTAAGCCCGGCATGGGGTGCTGTCGTCCCGACCGTGAGCATATCGGCCTTTGCTGCTCGCCTGAGCAGCAATTGGCATGCGCTGTCACGACGCTCGCATCCCGTTTCCAATGTGCCCCCGTCGAAGCGGGGCGCCTGCTGTCCGAATTGATCGCCACGTTTCCCGATCGCCTCGCTTCAATTCTTGCGGAAGCGAACGCAGCCGGGCGTGTGCGCTTGTTCATCGAGCGAGCTGCGCGTGCATGCGCGGCGCTCACGACCAAGGCGGAACGTCACGCGTTCCGCGACCAACTTACCGATCGTCTCTGCGCCCTGGACATTGCCGCGTTCGACGATCTCATGTCGGCGGAATGGCGTCGACTGCGCGGCAAATAACCGGAGACAGACTTGAACGTGAACGGAATCAGTAGCGCATTGCGACGCGGCGCATCGCAGTACAGCCGCTCGCCCAGCGGACGGCAGTGCTATGCGGCGGGACGGGCCGCATGGCGAAGTTTTTCTCACAAGATCGAGCGCGACCGCCGTCTCGTCGAGCTGGAGGCGGCTCAGCGTGCGAGCTAACAGCGCGCACGTCAACGAATTTTGATCTGGCCGCGATACGCGGCCAAAGTAACTTTGATCGAGGGAATTTTTGTATGGCGACACTAGACCAGATCATCCAGCAATTGCGTGCGGCGGGGCATCCCGACTTGCCTGCCGGCCATCCTGTCGCGGATGGCAAACATCATCGGTACGGGCCGCGCAAGAAATACTGGTATCAGCTTCGCGAAGTCATCAGCAAGGGCGCGGTAATCGGCTATGGCGGCACGTTCGGCCATTTCTCGGGCGACGATCCGGGCACCGAGCGATTCGAATGGAGCGGCGCACCGATGAGCGAGGAAGTGCTCGCGGAGACGCGTCGTCGGCAGGAAGCCGCCGACCGTGAGCAGGCCGAGCGCGATGCGCGTCAGGCGAAGCTCGCCGCGAACCGCGCGCGAGATCAGTGGAACCGCGCGGCAGAGCATGGCGAGTCCACCTATCTTGAACGCAAGCGCATCACGGCCGAAGGCGTACGTTTCGACGCGGACGGCACGATATTCGTGCCGATGTATCAGTACGGCGACGATGCTCGGCTGGTCGGCCTGCAGAAGATCACCCCGGACGGCGCGAAACGCTTCAACAAGGGCATGGAAAAGAAGGGCGCGTCGTATCTGCTCGGCGAGGTCGGCGCAGACGACCAGATAGTGCTCGTCGCCGAAGGCTACGCGACCGCGCGCTCGATCCGCATGGCGGTCGACGAGGCGTTCGCAGTCGATGTCTGCTTCGACGCGGGCGGCATCCTCCCGGCCGTGCGCTACCTGCGTGCGACGTATCCGGATGTGCATGTGCTGGTCTGCGCCGACGACGACTGGAAGATCGAGCAGCGCATGCGCGACTGGCTCGCCGACGAATTCGCTTTCCGGGGTGAACTGGTGTTCGGTGCCGACCCGGTGCGGATCGAGGCGAAGAGCACGTGGTACATGGTCGCCGTGTCACGCCGTCGTGACGACAATGGCGTGCCGTATGTCGAGGTGAGCTACGGAAACGACGTAATGCCGTTGCGCCGTAAGCGCTTCGAGAACACGGGCCTGAAGCGTGCGTACGAGGCGGCAGCGACGGTCGCCGACGTCAGCGTCGCCTATCCGGCATTCGCCAAGCGCGGCGAGCGCAAGCTGACCGATTTCAACGACCTGCATGTCGAAGAGGGCGTCGAGGCAGTCGAAGCGCAAGTGCAGGCGGCAATCCTGCGCGTCATCGCGCCAGCGAACGAAGAGATCCGGCCGGCGACGGTTGCGGTATCGACCTCGGACGACACGCCGACGAAATCCGCCGCGACGTCCGCTGCCGCGAAACAGCCGGAATGGGATGGCCGCGAGGCAGAGAACGGCGCGCACACATGGGAGCAGGATCTCGCGCGTTCGGACAAGGGCACGCTGCTGCCGACGCTCGGCAACGTCCACATGATCCTGGCGAATCACAAAGCTTGGCAGGGCGTCATCGAACAGGACGACTTCGGTGGCCGCGTGATGAAGCGCAAGGCACCGCCGTTCCGGCAAGGCGTGAAGGGCGAGTGGACTGACATGGACGATCAGCGCTGCGCGCTTTGGTTGTCGCAGCGCTATGGCCTCTCGGTGCGCACCGATATCGTGATGAACGCGGTTCTGTTGGTGGCGGACGAGAAGCACTTCCATGACGTGCGCGAATACCTCGAAGGGCTCAAATGGGACGGCGTGTCGCGCGTGCGATCGATGCCGTCGACCTACCTGCGTGTCGCCGACAGCGAGTATGTGCAGCTCGCGTTCATGAAATGGATGATCGCCGCCGTCGCGCGCGTGATGGAGCCGGGCTGCAAGGTCGACAACGTCCTGATCCTCGAAGGCAAGCAGGGGCATCGAAAATCGACGGCGCTGAAGGTGCTGGCCGGCGCTCCGTGGTTCACCGATACGCCGATCCAGATCGGCAACAAGGACACGTACGCGGTGCTGGCCGGGAAATGGGTGATCGAGCTGGCCGAGCTGGACTCGTTGAACAAGGCCGATTCATCGGCGGTGAAGAGCTTCTTCGCGACGGCCGTCGACCGGTTCCGCAACTTCTACGGCAAGCGTGCGACGGACGTTCCGCGTCAGTGCGTGTTCGCTGGTTCGGTCAACTTCGACACGTACCTGAAAGACGAATCGGGCAACCGGCGTTACTGGCCGCTGCGTGTCGGCGGGCTGGTTGACATCGACGGCATTGTGACCGTTCGCGAGCAGCTCTGGGCGGAAGCTGTGCACCTGTATCGCTCGGGCGTCGTGTGGCACGTAGAAGAGCATGAGCGCCCGCTGTTCGAGATCGAGCAAGCGGAGCGTTACGAGGGCGACGTGTACGAGGACAAGATCGCCAAGGCCCTGGAATTCGTGTCGCGCACGACGATGGAAGAGATTCTCGCGGACATTCTGAAGCTCGACACGTCGAAGTGGACGCTGGCCGAGCAGCGTCGCATCGGCAAGGCGTTGAAGTCGCTCGGGTGGGTGCGCAAGCGCGAGTCAACCGGGTCGCGCGGTTGGTACTACGTGAAGGAGGAGCAACAGCAGGAAGCGGAGCGCGAACTGGTCGCAGCCGGTGATGACGACAGTCCGCTGTAATCGCGTGGCGCGCTGTGCCTGCACGGCAAGCGCGCCACTGGCCCCGTCTTGGCGCGCTGCGGACGTCCCATGTCCCAACGTCCCAAGGCGCGGTCTCGGGCGCGGGTGCAGGGGCGCGACATGCGCGACGTGAGCGGCGCATGTCGCATGTCGCAGGCGCGCACCCCTGCAAGCCTTTTCCCTTGGGACATTGAGACATTAGGACGAATAGGAGAGAGTCGTGATTGATTTGATGGAGCGGGCTGGTGTGGCGATGAGCGTTCGTGGTCAGTTCACCGACCCGATTGCCGATCCTAAAGTTACTTTGGGCGCACTCGCCTTTGCGAACGATCTCGGTCGGTTGCTGGTGCGGATCAAGGCGGGGCAGGAGACAAGGCCGGAGACAATCCGCAAGGCAACATTACTGTTTGCGCAGATGATCCGATTGTCGGGCAGGTTTAAGCGCAACCGGTTCACGGGCCTGAACCGTGAGGAGCGTCGCGATCAGCGCGCAGGACGCGAAGTTGAACGCGCCAAGGTCGATATTGTTGAGCGCTTCGCGTTGCGCGTGCTGGACGAGTGGATCAACGACCAATGCGTGCGGTGCGAAGGGCGCGGAATCGTGCGGCGCGACGGTCGTTATATCTGTCCGGATTGTGCTGGCTCGGGCAAGCGGCCGATCGACGATGCAGCACGTGCGCATGCCCTCGGCATTCCACTCGATGAATATCGACGCCATTGGTCGCGGCGCTTTCACGACATGCATTCGCTGCTCGATCAAGTGAATGGATCGGTGTCCGACACAATGCGTCGCCAAATGCGAGAATGAAACACCTTTCATTCCAAGAGTAGATCGCGTAAACTTCGAACATCCTTTACCGCATCACTGGATATTCGCTGGCACCGCGCGTTAGTCGTGCAAACCTCTCGGGACATAAGAACACATAGTGGAGCCCGTTAGGTCGTGTGGGGGCGTTCGTCCCTATGAAATGAATTCTGGAGCCCTGAGTGCGAAAGCCCTCGGGGCTTTTGCTTTTGGGGCATGCATGCCCGTCGAGGTATCCGATGAACAATGAACGATTTGTTCCGGCGCAGCCGGGATGTCTTGCCTGGGGAGTCATGGAGATCGACGACAGGCGCGTCGCGTACTATTGCGGCGAAGTGGTTGCGTGGCACATGGAGCAGGATGACTGGCCGATCGACAAGACGAGACCGCGATTCGTCGCGCGCCCGGTTTTATTGGGCGAGTGGCCGATGGGATTGGTTGTGGAGCGTGACGGGAGGTTTTACGGCGAAGGGTGTGAATACTGCCGGTTTGAATCGTGGTTGCGCTCGGAAGGCTTGGTCGTCAATGCGGAAGACGCCGACCTCGCCCGCAAGCTCTACTGCATCGACGATGATCTCACCGCGAGCGGTGCCAGCGCAGCGGATTTGATCGACGACCTGCATCGCGAGAATGAGCTGCGTGTGGCGGTCGGATCGAAGGTCGCTGCTACCGTAGGTCTGATCAAAGGCGTCGTGCGGGTGGCGAAGCACGACGATGGCATCCACATTGTCGTGGGCGTGGATGGCGACAATGTGGATGGCAAGGCTATGGTAGACCTGCTGTCGCGGGTCGGGGCGAGCGCGGTTACCGCTGTCTAGTTTCCTGATGGCCGCAAGACGAGCATTGCAACACATCCAGCTTTGCCCCGAGCACGCCGAAGGTCGGGTCGGGTGCGGACGATGTGACCTTGAATGTCGCATTGTTGCATAGCGGGCAGACTTGACCGCCGGGGGCAAGCTTTGCTTCGAGCGCCGCGACTCGCGCCTTGAGCTCATCGATCTCGCTCGGGGCCGCAGCAATTCGCTTCCATCCCGGCACGCGTTCAAGGGTTTTCATGACATCTTCGAGCAGTCCCATCGGGTCTCCGTATCGAGCGGTTTGAGGTCGCGCGATTGTCTCACGGCTCGCTTGACGCACGCGTGCGTCGCGGACATGGGTTGTTGAGCGTATTGGAAGGGCGCTTGCCCTTACTAAATGAATTCTGAAGCCCTGAGTGCGCAAGCCCTCAGGGCTTTTTGCATTGGGGCGCTGAAATGCGAATCGAGTCGACGAGCACCGGGCCGAGCGAGGTCTGGTCGACGTGGGATGAGGATCGAAGCATGGGGCGCGTTACTGCGCGGTGCTTCGTGTTTGACGATGCGATGGACCGTGTCGTGTGGGCGATGGACCGAGGTGGCGATGGCGCAACCGCCGATGTCGCGATCGGTGCCGGCCTGCCTATTTTTTGAGCAGGCGGGGACCCTCTGGGCATCGCCACACGCGGGGGCTCGCACCCGCGTTTTTTCTCTACTGGCGAGTTTCCATAGGGGGTCATATTCATGCCGACTCAGCAGCAGATCGCTGACCATCTCGACCTTGACCAGTCGGCCGTTTCACGGTTCGTCGACAAGGTCCAGCTCGATTACCGCGTGGCGTCGATCGACGAGATCCGCGTCGCGTACATCAGGCATTTGCGCGAGGTCGCGGCCGGCCGATCGAGCGGCACGGGCATCGATCTTGTCGCCGAACGGGCGAAGACCGAGATCGTCGATCGCGAGATCAAATTGCTGACTCTGGCCGAGAAGAAGGGGCAGCTCGTCAATGCGGCGCAGCTCGAACAGGCGTACGGCCTTATGGTCGGCGCATTTCAAACGGAGCTGCTGTCGCTGTCCGACAAGCTGGTGCAGGAGCTGCGCACGCTATACGGCGTCGAGGTGGACGTCGAATGGTTGAACGAGCATATATATGGATGCCTTGAGCAGCTTTCTGAATACGACCCAGACAGTCCACGCGGTGATTCGCCGGATCGCGGCGATGCTGCGTCCGCCGGAGCGGATTGGGACAACGGACTGGGCACGCAAACATCGTCGGTTGAGCGCGAAGGGTTCGGCCAGCCCCGGACGGTATAACCCAAACATCACGCCGTGGGTGTTCGGCATGCACGAAGCGCTGGACGATCCGACGGTTCAGAAGATCGTGTGCATGAAGTCGGCGCAGGTCGCGTGGACAGATGGCGTGCTGCTGAACTACATCGGCAAGCGGATCGACGTTGATCCGTGCCCGATGATCGTCATGTTCCCGAAAGAGAAGACGGCGAAGAAGTTCAACCTGGAGAAGTTCGAGCCGATGGTCGAGGTGACGCCTCGCCTCTCGGCGAAATTGCCGGTTCACGCGGCCCGCGACAAAAACAACTTGTGGGATCACAAGACGTTCGCACGCGGCTTCCTGAAGTTCATCACGTCGAACGCGCCGGACGAAGTGAAGTCGACGCCGGCCCCGGTCGTTGCGGTCGAGGAGCCGGACGACGCGAATACGAACGTGCGCGAGCAGGGCGATTCGATCACGCTGCTGGAGGAGCGGAACAAGAGCTATTCGGCCCGGCGCCGCAAGATGATCTTGGGCGGCACGCCAACCGTCGACGGCCTGTCGCGCATCCAGCAGGCTTACGCGGCATCGGATCAGCGCGTGTATCTGGTGCCGTGCCCTGATTGTGACGAGGAGCATGAGCTGGCGTGGGAAAACGTCACGTGGAGCGAGGGCGCCGAAGTCGTACATGAGGTCTACGGCCGGGCACAACCGGAGACGGCTCGTTACACGTGCCCGCATTGCGGCTCTTTGTGGGACGACGCGACGCGCATTCGCGCGGTGCGTCGCGGTCGATGGGTTGCGACGGCACCGTTTCACGGCGTTGCCGGCTTCCGCATCAACGAGCTGGTATCGCCGTTCCCCGGCTCGAACATGGCCGAGCTGGTCAAGAAGTGGCTGACGGCCGACAAGGCGCTGCGCGAGGGCGACGACACGAAGATGCGTTCGTTCGTGAACAACTCGCAGGGCCGGGCGTACAAGTACAAGACTGATCTGCCCGAACTGGACGTGCTCGCGCAACGTGCGCTGCCATACGCGGAGCTGACGGTGCCGCTCGGAGGTCTGGTGTTGACGCTCGGCGTCGACGTGCAACACGACCGGCTCGCAATCGTCCTGCGTGCATGGGGGCGCGGCGAGGAAAGCTGGCTCGTCGCTTGGGGCGAGATCTACGGCAATGTGACGGAGCAACAGCAAGACCCAATGACGGGCGGCGTATGGGGTGCGTTGACGATGCTGCTGTCGCACGCATACCGGCATGAGAACGGCTGGCTGCTGCGTGTACGTGCAACGTCGATTGACTCGTCAGACGGCGCTACGTCGGACGCGGTATACAAGTATGTGCGCGCGGCGCAGCACGCCGGTTACAACGTCATGGCCGTCAAGGGCAGCAGCAACGTCGACGCGGAGATCTTCAGCGTGCCGAAGGCGTCGATCGACTCGACGCGCAACAACAGCAAGGCTGCGAAGTATGGGCTGCGGCCGTATATGGTCGGCGTGAGCCGTGCGAAGGATCTGATCCTCGAAAACCGGCTGAAGCTCGAAGGCGACGGGCCGGGTCGCATGCACTGGTACAGCGGCGTGCGAAGCGACTACCTGTCGCAGCTCACCGCAGAGGTGAAGGTGCCGGGCCCACGTGGCGGTAAGCGCGTGTGGAAGAAGATCAGCCCGAGAAACGAAGCGCTGGATTGCGAAGGGTATGCGTTGCACGCGGCCCGTAGTGTGAAGGTGCACCTGATGAAAGAAGCGGACTGGCAAGCCGCGCAGCATCGTGCGTCGCAGGTCTCGTTGTTCGATGCGGTTCCGGTGCTGGAGGATTTGCCTTCGGCGATGCCTGCCGAGGTGCCGCCTGATCCGCCGGACGTGTCCCAAGTTATTGAGACTCCGCGGCCATCGCCGCCTACAGTAAAACCCGCCGAAACCCCGCCACCGAGCGGGGTTTCGCGCATTCAGGGCCGTCGTGTTGGTCGGTCGACGTACCTGAAGCGCCGCTAACCGAGGGAATCGCATGGCATACACAAAGCAGGATCTGGAGCGCATCCAGTCCGCAATCGCGAAGGGTGAGCTGGAAGTCCAGTATGCCGACCGGCGAGTCAAATATCGCTCGATCGGCGAGCTGCGCGAGGCGCGCACCGAGATCATTCGCGACCTGAACGGCGCGGCCGGGCGTTCGTCGATCGTCCGGATTCGCCACGCCGGCAAGGGGGTGCGATGAAGGGGAGCTTTCCGTCACTCGCGCGGCGCGGATTCGTGGTGCCGACGCGGCTCAAGGCGGCGGCCTACGAGTCGGCGAGCACGACGGGCGCACGGGCGAAGTCGTGGCGGACGTCGAGCGCGGGACCGAATGCGGCGGCGGCACAAAACCTGCCGCTGTTGCGCTCGCGTGCTCGCGACGCGATCCGCAACGATCCGTGGGCGAAGACGGCGATCGCGCGACTCGTATCGAACACGATCGGGAACGGCATCCAAGCGCACCCGCAGCATCCGAACGATGCAGTGCGCAAGATGCAAAAGCAACTTTGGGAGGATAGCTGCGAGGAGATCGACGCGGACGACGTGTTCGATATGGCGGGCGTGCAGACCCTGGCCGCACGCGCCTTCTTCAGCGACGGCGAGGTGCTGGTGCGTCGTCAATTGCGCAGTCCTCGCGAAGGCTTGGCGGTCCCGATGCAGATCCGGCTTCTCGAAGGCGATCTGCTTCCGATGGAGAAGAACGAGATCGTGCCGGGCGGGGGCGAGATCGTGAACGGCGTCGAGTTCAACACGGACGGTCGACGCGTTGCGTATCACCTGCTGCAGCGTCATCCCGGCGAGTACGGGCGTGCATCGACTGCCAACATGCAGACCGTGCGCGTGCCGGCCGACGAGATCGCGCACGTTTTTCTCGCGCTGCGGCCCGGCCAGGTGCGCGGGGTTCCGGAGCTGTCGACGGTGCTGCTGCGGCTCAAGTCGCTGGACAACTTCGACGATGCGGTGCTGTTCCGGCAGGAGGTCAGCAACCTCTTCGCCGGGTTCATCACGAAGCCGCCGGCCGAGCCGGGTTTTCCGGGAGATCCAGTGACGGGCGGTGAAATGCAATACGACGTCGACGGCTTCTCGCCGGTCGTGTCGCTCGAACCGGGGAGCATGCAGGAGCTGGCTCCGGGTGAAAGCGTCACGTTTGCAGAGCCGCCGGGCGCAGGGACCGACTACGGGCCGTTCATGCGTCAGCAACTGATGGCGGCTGCGGCTTCGGTCGGCATGCCGTACGAAGTAATGACGGGCGATCTGCGCGACGTGAGCGATCGCGTACTGCGGGTGATCTTGAACGAGTTCCGTCGTTCGATCGAGCAGATCCAGTGGAACGTGTTCATCCACCAGTTTTGCCGGAAGGTCTGGCGTTGGTGGGTCGACGCTTGCGCGCTGTCGGGCGCGATGACGATGCCGGACTACTACCGACGCCGTCGCGACTATCTGCGGGTGCGGTGGGTGCCACAGGGCTGGCCGTATATCCATCCGGTGCAGGACGTCACGGCGAAGCGAATGGAGATCCGCTCCGGTCTGGCGAGTCGGACGGGGGCGGTGTTGTCGCGTGGTGATGATCCGGAGCAGGTCGACCGGGAGAACGCGGACGATCTCGCACGCGAGCGTCGGCTCGGGATTCGATATGACACGCTCGATCCGGTTGACGGAGCGGGCGATCTTTCTAATGGGGATGGCGAATGAAAGGGAAGAAGCGGTGGTGGGACATCCGCGCGCAAGCGAACGCGGCGGGCGGGAGCGAGGTCGAGATCCGGATTTACGGCGACATCGGATTCTGGGGCACCGATGCCGATCTGTTTGCCGCGAAGCTCGACGAGGTGGCGGCAACCGCGACATCGATCGTCGTCGCGATCAACTCGATGGGTGGCGACGTGTTCGACGCGTTCGCAATCTATAACGCGGTGCGTCGGTATGCCGGCAAGGTGAAGGGGCGCGTCGACGGCGTCGCCGCGTCAGCAGCGTCGTTGATCCTGATGGCTTGCGACACGATCGAGATGCCGTCGAACGCGCGGCTGATGATTCACAACCCGCACACTGTCGCGGCCGGCGAGGCGGGCGATCTGCGCAAGCTCGCTGATCTGCTGGAAAGCATGTCGGACAGCATGTTGGCGGCCTACGTCGAGCGCAGCGGCCGGACCGAAGAGGAGGTCCGCGCGATCATGGACGCCGAGACCTGGCTCACGGCCGCGCAAGCGAAGGAGCAAGGCTTCTGCGATGCGATCGTAGACCCGATCCGCATCGCCGCATACGCGGGCGCTGCGCGGCTCGCTGCGCGCTACGCGGCGGTGCCGGCCGAAATCGTGGCGGTGCTGGAGGGCGACGGCGAGGTGCCGCCGGTCAATTCGCCGGCCGATCCTTCGTCGCAGCCGCCGGCAGCACCGGACGTCACGGCGCTGGCGGCGCATGTGTACGCGACGTGTCGCGACGCTCGCATCGAGCACTGCGCCGAAGGCATCGTGCTGGCGACCGGCCTGCGCGATCGCGCGACTGTCGACGCGGCGATCCGCAACGCACAAGACATTGCGGGTATCTGTCTGGCCGCGAGCCTGACCGAGCTGACGGCCGGCTTTATCTCGGATGGTCTGTCGCCGGATCAGGTCCGAGCGCGGCTCTTCGAGCGCGTGACGGCCTCGCAGAAGCCGATCAACCATCGTGCTGCCCCGGTTGCGTCGCAAGACGCGCCCGTGGTCGCGAATGCGCCGCGTGCGGCGTCCATCTACGCGGCTCGCAAGAGCGGCAAGTAACTTTGACGTAACCCGAGGAGGGGAAAACTCATGTCGAACTGGAAAGTACAGGCCGCTCTGACGGCGGAATTTCTCGTGTCGGAGGGCAACGGCCAGATCTCACGCGAGCGGATCGTCGTGAAGGCAGGCGCTGCACTGCCGGCCGGGCAGGTGCTCGGCGTAACCAGTACCGGCGAATACGCGCCGTACGACAACGCCGCGAACGACGGTTCCGAAGTCGCAGCAGCCGTGCTCTATGCGCCGCTGGCGGCGTCCGACGCGTCGCGTCGGGCGACGGGGATCGTCCGGCTCGCCGAAGTCGCGGGCGGGCTGCTCACGGGTCTCGATGCCGCAGGTCGTGGCGATCTCGCCGAGCGACACGTGATCGTCCGCTGATCGCGACACACCCCATTCAAGGCCACGCCGACCGCGTGGCCTTTTTTGTATCCATTTCAAATCGGAGGTTGTATGGCGGATATCGCCCTGTTTCAAGACGATGCGTTCTCGCTGTCGTCCCTGAGTGCCGCGATCAACGATCAGCCGTATGTTCCCGGCCGGATCGGCACACTCGGCCTGTTCGAAGAGGACGGCATCACGACGACGACGATCCAGATCGAGCGCGACGGCGACACGCTCGCACTCGTCGCGGCTGGCGAGCGCGGTTCGCCGGCAGGCGTTGTCGTCGGCAGCAAGCGCAAGATGATCCCGTTCAATACGGTGCATCTGCCGCAGCGCGCAGTGATCAAGGCGGACGAGATCCAGAATTTGCGCGCATTCGGTTCCGAGACCGAGCTGGAGGCGCTGCAGACCGTCGTGAATCGCCGGCTCGCGAAGATGCGCCGCCAGCTCGACGCGACGCACGAATTCCATCGTATCGGCGCGATCAAGGGCGCTGTTCTGGATGCGGACGGCAAGACGGTGCTGATCGACCTGCTCCAGTATTTCGGCATCGAGCAGACGGTGATCCCGTTCGACCTGGGCAAGGCCGACACCGAGATCCGCGTGAAGTGCGTCGAGGTGCAGGACGCGATCGAAGATGCGCTGGGCGCGACGACGTACACGGGCGTGCGCGTACTCTGCGGCCGGTCGTTCTGGAATAAGCTGATCGTCGCGAAGACCGTGAAGGAGACGTACCTCGCGACGGCGATGGCAGCATCGCTGCGCGGAGACGCGCGCGATGCGTTCGACTTCGGCGGTTGCACGTTCGAGCGCTATCGCGGCCGCGTCGGCGATGTTGGCTACGTCGCGGACGACGAAGCGCACGCGATTCCCGAAGGTGTGCCGGACCTGTTCATCACGCGCTTCGCGCCGGCCGACTACGTCGAGGCGGTGAACACGACGGGCATTCCGTACTACGCGAAGCAGGAACTGATGGACTTCGGCAAGGGCGTCGAGATCGAGGCGCAGTCGAACCCGATCCACCTGTGCACGCGCCCGAAGGCGCTGGTCAAGCTCAAGGCGTGACATGGCGTTCCGGGATCTGATGGTCGACGTCGATACGGCCGTGAAGCGAGACCTGTCGGACGAGGTCAAGATCGATGGCAAGCCGCTGCAAGGCATGGTCAAGGCGCCGTGGCTCGGCCCTGATCTCGGAACGCAACGCACGCAGCTCGTTGCGCCGATCCTCGACATCACGGACGACGACGCGGCACGCGTGCGTGAGGGCAGCATCGTCGAAGCGGGTGGCGAGCGGTTCCGTGTCTTCGAAATTCACCCGACCGGCACGGGCTGGACAATCCTGATTCTGAGGTGACGATGGATCTGCTGAAGGTCGAGATCGACGTACGGGGGGCGCTCGAAGCGCTCGCGGGCCTGCCGCCTGCAGCAATGCAGGCGGCATGGCGTCGGACGCTGCGCAAGACAGGCGCGTGGATTCGTAGTCAGACGGCGAAAGAGGTAAGCGGCGCGACGGGCATTCAGCAGAAGCTGCTGCGGCAGCGGATGTACTTCTTCATGCGCTCGCTCGACACGGGCAAGGTGTGGCTCGGGTTGAACCCGCTCGAGGCGCATCGGCTCGGCGCGGTTCGGCGCACGAAGAAGGGGATGCGTGCCGGCAAGTCGCTGTTCGAGGGCGCGTGGCGCAAGACCAAGGCGCAGCCGGACGGCGCGATCTACCGTCGCACCGGAAAGGCGCGAACGCCGTTCGAAGTGGTGACGGTCGAATGGTCGCAGACCGGCGATCCGGCATTTCGACGCGCTGCGCGTGTGTGCGAGGCGCGGCTGATGACGGTGCTGCGGCAAGAGGTCAACTACGAAATCCAGAAGGCGGCGAATCGTGCTCGATAACCTGAAACAACTTCACGACGGCATCGAGGCCGGCCTGCGTGCGCGCTTGCCCGATCTCGAACGTATCCACGCGTACCCGAAGATCGGCAAGTCAATCGAAACGCCGTTCGTCGCGGTCGAGCTGGCGGAGCTGGAGCCGGGGCACGACGACGGAACGGGCCGGGTGCCGCTGATCGCGCGGATGCAGGCCCGCGTGATCGTCGACCCGCTGGTGGAGGATGCCGAGGTCCAGGTGCGCGAGTTGTCCGCGCGCGTGCTGCAAACGGTGCACGGGGCGACGTGGGGGCTGCCGATGACGCCCGGCAAACAGGTCGGATCGGCGGGCGAAGATCCGTTCCGGCCCGAACTGGATACGTATCTCGTTTGGCTCGTCGAGTGGGTGCACGAATTTGACCTGGGCGACGCGTACGAACCGCCGACGAAGGGGCGTGCGGTGTTGTGGGGTGTCGATCCGGAGACGGGCCCGGGGCACGAAGACCATTACTGGAATCCGGTGGAGCAGGGAGCGGGGTGACGTGTGAGCGACTTCGAGCTTGGCGAGATGGATCGCCGCATGGCGTGCCTGACGCAGACTGCGGTCGTGGAGGCGATCACGTACGATCCGCCGCGCGTGAAAGTGCGTGTCGGCGATTGGGTCAGCGACTGGCTCAAATGGCAGGCCGGTGCCGCCGGCAAGGTTCGGCATTGGCGTCCGCCGTCCGTTGACGAGGAGGTTGCCCTGTGGGCACCGTCCGGCGATCTCGCGGGTGCCTTCGTCGCGCCCGGCTACTACACAGAGCAGCACGGCGGGTCTGGACGATCGAGTCCCGACGAGACCGCCACCGACTTCCCGGACGGTGCGTACGAGCAGTACAACCATGCGAGCCATGAATACGTGCTGTCAGTGCCAGCCGGTGGTCGGATCGTGTTCCGCATCGGCGGGACTGAGTTCGAGCTGAAGGCGGACGGCGCGACGCTGCGCAGTGCGAAGCTGCTGGCAGACGTTCCGAATTCGACGTTCACGGGTAACACGACGACCGAGAAAATGCTCACGTTCAACGGCGGCATGCAGGGCAAGCCGGGCGAGGGCGGGGGTGTCGCGATGAAGATCGCTGGCAGTGCGGACTATACAGGTGACGTTACGGCGGGCGGTAAGTCGCTCACGAAGCACAGGCACCGTGAGCAGGGCGACGGCGAGCTGGTCGGTCCGCCAGTGTGAGCACAGCAAAGTAACTTTTGACCCCGCCCGTGCGGGGTTTTTCGTTTGTGGGGGTGGTGATGGCGAAAGACACACAGCAAGGCGGGGCGGTGGCACCCGTGACATTCATCGATACCGAGTTCCGCAGCCGCGTGATCGTGTTTCCGGACGGCTCGCACGTTGCCGTGCTGGCCGGCAAAACGGAAGTGACGGAGCCTGAGCATATCGCCTATCTCGAATCGCGCGAGTGCTTCAAGCGCATCCCGACGAAGGCGCAGTGATGGTCGCGCTGGTCGGTATGTGTCGCCGTACGGGCCGACTGATCGGCGGTCTGGATCATCTTGTGCAGAGCATCGCGGACATTCTCAGCACGCGCAAGGGAACCCGCCGCGAGCGGCCCGATTACGGCTCGGATCTCCCTGCGATGGTTGACCTGCCCGTCACGCGCGGATGGATCTCGGCCGCACAGGCGGAAGCCGCGCGCGCGATCGGTCGTTGGGAGCCGCGCATTGCGCTGGATAGCGTGAAGGCGCTCTCTGTCGTGGACGGCAAAGTAACTTTTCGGATCGCCGGCCAATACAACGGCGACGATGTTGTATTCGAGGTGACGATATGACAGTGATCGATCTGTCGGCGCTTGATCCACCGGATCTCGTCGAAACACTCGACTTCGAGGAGGTGTATCAGCGCAAGCTCGAACACTTCAAGAGCATCTATCCGGATTGGACGGCTGCGCTGGAATCCGATCCGGTCGTCAAGTTGATCGAGCTGGCAGCGTACGACGACATACGGTTTCGGGCGCGTGTCAACGATGCAGCCCGAGCCGTGTTGCTGGCTTACTCGACGGGCGCGGATCTTGAACACCTCGCGGTGCTCTGGAATTTGCAGCGGGAGACAGTCGATCCCGGTGATCCGGAGGCGCATCCGCCTGTCCCCGCGACAGTCGAGCGCGACGAGCGGCTTCGATTGCGTACGCAGATGGGTATCGAGCGTTCGTCAACGGCGGGGCCATTCGGTGCATATCGGTCGATGGCGATGGATGCATCGCCGGATGTCGCCGATGTGCGAGTCGATCGACCGGAGGGCGGTGTCGTTCGCGTCGTGGTGAAGTCGTACTCGAACGGTGGCGTTGCCAGTTCCGCGTTGCTCGACACGGTCCGCCGAGCGCTGTCTCCCGAAGACCGTCGGCCGCTCAATGACACGCTGCTCGTTGTGCCGGCCCGGCCGGTCGAATACTCGATCGTCGCCGACGTGTACATCGGGCGCGGGCCAGATCCGGGCGTCGTGCTTGCTGCGCGACGGCAGGATCTCGATATCGCAGTCGCTGCAGGCGAAGCGCTACGGGTTGGCATGCCTCGCTCGGCGGTAACCGGGGCGCTGCATCCCAAAGCGTCGGGTGTCGTGCGTGTCGATCTGAAGGCCCCTATGGCTGACGTGGTGTGTGCGATCGATCAGTTCGCCCGGTGTACATCGATCGTGCTGAATCCGAAGGTGAACGATGACGACTGAAGCACTACTGCCGACGAACCAGACGAGTCTAGAAGCGGCGCTCGCGCAGGTGATGCGGCCGTCTGTCGATCCGAACGTGATCCGCACCCTCTGGGATGCGGATCGCTGCCCGGCCGCTTTCCTGCCGTGGCTCGCGTGGTCGCTCGCAGTCGACGGATGGGAGCTGGCGGAGTCCGAGGAGGCGCGACGTGCGCTGATCAAGTCGTCGCTGGCGATCTATCAAAAGAAGGGCACGCCGTGGGCGATCCGCGAGATCGTTCGTCGTCTCGGGTTCGGCGAGATCGACATTCAGGAGGGGCGGCAGATCAAGCGGCGAGACGGTTCGGCGAAGCGCGACGGTCGATATCTGCACGGCGGGTCGACTGCATGGGCCGAGTACATCGTGAAGCTGCGGCGGCCGGTGACGCGAGATCAGGGCGAGAACCTGAAGCGGGCGATCGAGCGTTATGCGCCGGCTCGTAGCCGGCTCGCGTGGCTCGATTTTTCTGAGGTTGCGATCCGACACAACGGTGTCGCGACGCGCAATGGTCAATTTACGCGAGGGGTGATCGGTACATGGCCAATCTGAAAGAAGAAAGTAAGTGGGAGGAAGGGGTCTACCAGTTCGAAACGTCGGACCCCGTGCAAGGTGGTCCTGACGGGATCGACAACGTGCCGACAAAGCAACTTGCGAATCGGACGCGGCACCTCAAAGACCGGGCGGACGGCAACGACAAGCGTGTCGGCGAAGTCAGTGCGCAGGTCGAAGCGCTCGGCAAGCGAACCGACGCACTCGGTAACGACAAGCTGCCGTACACGGGCGGCACGTTGAAGGGTGTGCTTCGGGGGAAGGTCGGCGCAATCACGCCGAACAACACAAACAACGCTGGTTTCGGGTTTGACAACGATCCGGACACGGGCATGTTTTCGCCGAGCGACGGATACCTTCAGATCGGCGCACAAGGTGTTTCGCACCTGGAGATTCAGGGCAATAACTGCTTTGTTGGGCCGGCCGCCGCAAATGGTTGGCTTGCGCTGATCGCGGGCGGTGCCGAGCGGATGCGCGTCACTCGCGAGGGTCGTGTGCTTCTGGGGACGACGGCTGACAACGGGCGTGAAGGCTTTCAAGTCGCGTATCGGACGTCGTTTGCGAATGGCGTCCGTTCTAGCGGGATGGACCTTGACGACACACTCGGGGGGCAGTACCGAGCGACGTCGGCGAACTACGGTGTCATGCTGCGCAACGACGACCGAGACTGCTACTTGCTTCAGACCAAGAAAGGCGATCCGCTCGGACCGTGGAACGATTACCGGCCGATCTTGTGGAATCTCGAAAGCGGCTTTTTGCGGCTCGACGACACGGGGCGCGGAACGTCAATCGGCGGGTCGGTCGAAATGCGTGGAGACCTTACGTTGAAGCCTTCGTGGGGCGAAGGCCGACTACGCTTCGGGGCTACTGATGGCTACTTCTACGCGAACGCAGACAATGTAGGCTGGTATTCGGCGACGAAAGGATCGTTTCAGTATTTCTATGGCAATCGAACATTTCGAATTGACGGAGCACCGGTCTTTCACACGGGCAATCTGACGCCGCTCGACCTGAACAACGGAGGGACGCTCAAAGGTGCGCTCTGGCTTGCCGCCGGCGCTCGGATTTTCCTCTCGGAAGGCACGCCGCAGAATCCGTCGTTGACTTTCGACAAGGACGGTACTCCGGATACTGGTCTGTATCACATCGGTGACGGAGCTTTCGGCGTCACGTGTAACGGGATCGTCACAGCGCGATTCACTGCCGACAAGGGCACGATCTTTGATCGACCTGTGCAGGTGCCTACGCCCGCCGCTGGAGATAAGTCGGGAAGCGTCGCGTCGACGGCGTTTGTCGTCGATGCGATCGCGTCGGCGTCGATCGGCCAGATCATTTTCGAGGTGCGAAACAGTGTGCGGGCGGGCTGCCTGAAGCTGGACGGAGCGTTACTCAAGCGAGCCGATTATCCGCAGCTCTGGGCGTACGCTCAGGCAAGCGGTGCGCTCGCAACGGAGAAGGATTGGGCCGGTGGTTGGTGGGGGTGCTTCTCGATCGGCGACGGGGAGACGACGTTCCGCATCCCCGAGTTTCGCGGCGAAGGTGTCCGGTGTGCTGACGGCGGGCGGGGTGTTGATTCTGGTCGCGGTGTCGGCTCGTGGCAGGACAGCCAAAACCGTTCCCACTCGCACGGCGCCTCGTCAGGTGCCGCTGGAGATCACACACATACCGCTTGGACTGATGCGGCCGGCTGGCACGGACACAACATTACGCAGCAGCCTCACTCGCACGGGTTTGGTCTGGGGTCGAACGGTGCGTATTCGACGAGCACCGGGCGCGGGTACGGCATGGACAACGGCCGTGCGAACAACTTGGGAACGGATGGTGCAACGATCCCTATCGGCATCGACGGAAATGGACAGCATACGCACGCAGTCGGTATCGGCGGTGTTGGTGGTCACTCGCATGCAATCAGCGTTGCCGCTGACGGGGGCACCGAAGCACGCATGCGCAACATCGCAGTGCTTGCCATGATCCGCGCATATTAATTCGTGAGGTAGAACATGCTTTGCAATCAATACGACAGTTTGACCGGGCAGTACATCGTGAGCTTTCTTGCCGATGTCGATCCGATGAATTCCAGCCGCTATCTGGTTCCCGCGTTCTGCACGCTCGAGCCGCTGCCCGAACGTGCGCCGCGTACCTGGCCGTTCTGGCGTGCCGACAAATGGGAGATGCTGCCCGACTATCGCGGCGTGCGCCTCTATCGAACCGAGTCCGGTCTCGCGGCGGAAATTACCGTGGCAGGTGTGACGCCGGACGACGCTGGCCTGACTGAAGAGCCGCGCCCATCCGATACGCACGTATGGCGGGACGGGGCGTGGGTTGTCGACGAGAAGATCGTCGCGGATCGGGCGCGCGAGTCAGCGATGAACGACTTCTTCGCGCGGCTGGAAAAGGCCCGTCAGCAGAATCGCGGCAAGGCGGACGCTCGGATGACGGGGCGACTGTCGGATCTCGAAGAGGCGACGTTCGACGCATGGGCAGATTATCAGGTCGCGCTGGTGAACGTCGTCGAGTCGCCGACATTCCCGGCGCAGTTTGCGTGGCCGGCCGAACCTGATCCGGATGCGATTCTCGCGGCGGTTGAGGCCGAGCGTGCAGCGAAAGCGAAGCGCGAAGCGGAGGAGGCCGCGCAGCGTGCGGCTGCGGAGAAGCAGGCCGAAGAGGATCGCGCTGCGGCCGAGGCGGAAATGCAGCGTCGAGCGGAGGTGGCGGCAACAACCGACGCTGCCCCCGAGCCGGAGCAACCGAAGGCATCCGATACGTCCGTCAAAAAGTAACTTTGCCGACGTCGCATGTGTTGTTGGCGTCGTTTCGTTTCAAGCCGCTCCGATGAGCGGCTTTTTTTATTTCCGGAGATCCGCATGGCAGCGACTTCCTTTTTTCACGGCATCACGACGACGATCGTCGATAGCGGTCCGCGCACGATTGCGGTGCCGTCGTCGTCGGTGGTCGGTATGACCGACACGTACACGCCCGGTCCCGATCTGGCGCAGCCGAACGTTCCGGTGCAACTGACGAGCTACGGCGAGGCGGTGCGTGCGTTCGGCGAGAACAGCGCGATCGCGCGGGCAGCTCGCGCGATCTACGCGCAGAGCAGCGCGATTGTGATCGCGGTGGGGGTGCCCGCAGCGGCCGACGCGGCGCAGCTCACGTCGGCGATCATCGGTGGTGTGTCGGCCGGGGGCGCACGCACGGGCATGCAGGCGCTGCTCGACGCGAAGTCGCGCTTCAACGCACAACCGCGTTTGCTGGTCGCACCTGGGCATACGTCCAAGCAGCCGGTCGCGACAGCGGCCGACTCGCTCGCCGGCAAGCTTCGCGCGATGGCCGTGATCGACGGCCCGAACGTCGACGACGAGGCAGCGATCGCGTACGCGAAGAACTTCGGCAGCAAGCGCCTGTACATGGTCGACCCCGGCGCGAAGGCGTGGAACAACGCGACGAACGGCGAGATCTCGCTGCCCGCGTCGACGTACGCGGCAGGGCTGTTCTGTCAGACCGACGCGAAGATCGGCTTCTGGGCGTCGCCGTCGAACAAGGAGATCGTCGAGATCACGGGGACGGGCCGGCCGATCGAATACCTCGACGGCGACGAGACGTGCCGGGCGAACCTGCTCAACAACGCGAACATCACGACGATCATTCGCGACGGCGGGTATCGCCTCTGGGGGAACCGTACGCTGTCGGCCGATCCGAAATGGAAGTTTGTCACGCGCGTGCGCACGCTCGACATCGTCATGGATGCCGTTCAGGCCGGTCACAAGTGGGCGGTCGATCGCGGCATTACTGCGACGTACGTCAGCGACGTGACCGAAGGGCTGCACGCGTTCATGCGTGATCTGAAGCGTCAGGGCGCAGTGATCAACTTCGAGGTCTATCCGGACCCATTGCTGAACACGGCGAGCCAGCTCGAAGACGGCAAGGTGTACTGGAACATCCGATTCACGGACGTCCCGCCGGCCGAAAACCCGATTTTCCGCTTCGAGGTCACGAACCAGTGGCTGACCGAAGTGCTGGATAACCAGATCTAAGGGAGGAACGATGATTCCGGAAACTCTGCACAACTGCAACGCGTTCATCGACGGCCGCGGATATGCCGGTCGCGCAACGAGCGTTACGCCGCCCAAGCTGAAGATCAAGACGGATGACTTCCGTGCGGGCGGCATGGACGCGACCGTCAAGATCGATCAGGGCATGGAAGCGCTCGATGCGTCATTCGCGATGTCGACGATGGAATACGAGGTGCTGCGCTTCTTCGGGCTGGTCGATCAAGGTGCGTTCAACGGTGTGTTTCGCGCGGGCTTCAAGGATCGCAGCGGCAAGACGAAGGCAGTCGCCGTGTATATGCGCGGCATGCTCTATGAAGTCGATCCTGGCGAATGGAAGCCGGGCGATAAGGTCGATGCGAAATACAGTGTGTCGTGCGATTACTACAAGATGGAGATCGACGGCGCGATCGTGCATGAGATCGACGTATTCGCGTGCAAGCGCGTGATCAACGGCGTTGACCAGCTCGCCGACATGCGTAAGGCGCTCGGCATGTAATCGCCTCGTCGACTTCACTCGACGGACACGCAGCAAAGCTACTTTGTTCAATCAATGGCGAGCCGATGGCTCGCCATTTTTCATTTCAGGAATCGCAATGGAAAAGGTCACGGTCTCGCTCACCTATCCGATCAAACTCAATGGCGTCGAATGCGACAAATTCACGATGCGCCGGCCGAAGGTGCGCGACATGCGCGGTGCGCAGAAGCTCGCGCCGAACGATGCCGAACAACAGGAACTGATTCTGTTCGCCAATCTCGCCGAGGTCTCCCCCGACGACCTCGAAGACATGGACATGGCCGATTACGAGCGCGTGCAGGACGCCTACTACTCCTTTCGATCCGTACGCGAAGCTGGACCGAAAGACGCTCAAGGCGCTGGCAAATCGGCTGGTGCGTGAATACGGCATGTCGCCGACGTCGATCGATGAGATGACGGTCGACGACATGCTCTGGTGGTTGACGGATTGAGGGGGCCGGGATGGCGAAAGACTTAGCACTTGGCATCGTGATCGGCGGGGCCGTCTCGGCGACGTTCGGCAAGGCGATCACCGACACGTCGTCGAAGATCGACGCGATGAAGAAGCGGGCGAACGACTCGCGGCTCTGGCAGCGCCAGATCGGCGAGACGATGCGCCTGCAGGACGAGTTCCGTCGCCTTCATTTGGCGGGCGACAGCGCGGCGGACGGCATTCGCCGCAAGCTCGACAGCAATCTGAAATCGCTGCGAGACGCCGGCATCGAGGTCGGTCGGCTCGATCGCGCGTATGCGCAGCTCGGACGAACCGCTCGCGGACTGGATCTGAAGGTGGCCGGACGCGAACGGCTGGCAGCCGGGCAAGAGGCCGGCCGTGGCGTGATCGGCGACGCGGTGAAGCTGACGGCAGCCGTCGCGGTGCCGGCGACGATCTCGGCGAACTATCAGGCGATCATTCGCGACATTGCGATCAAGGCCGGCATTGCGCGCACGCAGGAAGAGGCCGCGATGGCGACGCGGATCAGGCGTGACGCTGGGGCGAATGGTATCGGCCGCAACGAGCTGGCGGACGCCGTCAACCAGATGGTCGCAGCCGGCATGGATCTGGATCGCGCGCTCAACTTCGCGCCGCTGGTCGCGAAGTTCTCCATCGGCCAAGGCGCGACGACGGTCGAAACCGCGAAGATGATCCAAGCGCTGCAGCAGAACGCGGAGATCGTCGATCCGAAGCAGATGTCGAAGGCGCTTGAAGCGATCGCGTATCTCGGCAAAGAAGGGTCGTTCGAGTCGGTCGACATGGCGCGGTGGTTTCCGGTACTGCTCGCCGAGATGAAGAAGATCGGCATCACGGGGCAGGACTCGGTGACGCAGCTCGGGGCAATGCTCCAGGTGCAGATGAAGACCGCCGGCAGCTCGGACGAGGCCGCGAACAACCTGAAGAACTGGTTTTCGAAGATCGGTTCGGGCGAGACCGAACGCAACTACGCGAAGGCCGGTGTCGATTATCAGGCCAAGATGCGCGAGGCGATCGGAAAGGGCTGGTCGACGCTGGAGGCGTCTTTCGTGCTCGCCCGCGCGTACATCGAGCGTGTCGACCCTGCCAAGGCGAAGCAGCTCGCAGCTGCGGCGAAGCAGTTCAATTCGGAGATGGACCCCGCCAAGCGTCAGGCGCAGATGGCCGCGTTCGCCGAGACGATGAAGACCGGCGACCTGTTCAATGACATGCAGGTCAAGGCGGCGCTGACGGCATATATGCAAAACGCCGAGCTGTATTCGAACCTGAAGCGCAACGCGCAGCAGGCGAGCGGCGAGATCCAGAAGGATCTGGAGGCACGTCGCGAGACGTCCAAACAGATCTGGAGCGAGGTCGGGCAGCGATGGGACGACGCGATGCGCAGCATTGGCGACGCCCTACGGCCGATCACGGATCGGGTTGGCGAGGCGGCGAAGGGGGCCGGGAGCGGTATTCAGTCCGCAGCAGACAGTGCCCCGAAGGCGACGGCCGCTGTCGTCGGCATCGCCGGCACGGTGCTCGCTGTGCGCGGAGCAAAGGCACTTTGGGGGATCGGTCGCGGCTTGTTCGATATCGCGCGCGGGACGGTGCTGGCGCGTGGTGGTCGAGGGGGGGCAGGGCGTGCCGGTGGTGCGGGTGGCGTCGTCGGGCGCGCGCTGGATGCAGTCGGAGGGGCTGCGAGCGCCGCTGGTGGCGTCCAGCGCGTGTTCGTCGTGAACATGCCCGGCGGTGGCGTCGATGGTGGCGGGCTTGGCGATCTGATGGGCGGTGGGCGTGCAGGTCGAGCCGCGCGTCGCGCGGCAGCTCGGGCGGGGCGGCTCGGGAGGATCGGGCGGGTCGTCAACGCGGGACGTGCGCTCTTCGGTCGGGTTGCGCCGTGGGCAGGAAAGCTGGCCGTCGCGGGGACCGTCCTGAAGTTCGGCCTTGCGGCTCGCGAAGCGTACGCCGTCGCGTCGAGCACCGATACGAACGATCGGAAGGCCACGCGGTTCGCGGGCATCGCCGGCAGTCTCGCGGGTGGCGTGATCGGCGCGAAGGTCGGGGCGACGATCGGAGCGCTCGGCGGGCCGATCGGATCGGCGGTCGTCGGCGTGCTTGGCGGGGCACTCGGGACGTTTGTAGGCGACAAGGCACTGAGCGCCATCGCGAGCAAGTTTCTGGGCGGGAAGAATGACGAGACGCCCGCGAATGCGGAGGCGGTCGCCAAGGCAGCGAAGGCAGCGGAAAGTCCGGCGGCAGATGCCCGGTTCGGGCCGCGTATCGATCAGACGAACACGTTCGCGCCGGTCTTCAACGTGAAGATCGAGGCGAGCGATACCGACATGGCTAACAAGTTTCTCCAACAGGTCAGTCCGCAGTTGACGCGGATGATGGAGGAGCAGCAGCGCAAGGCGAACAGTCGTACGGCAATGTTCGACGCGCCGCATATGTAAGGGAGGTGCTATGGATGTGTTTCGACAGATCTCGGGAGCAGCAACGCAGGCGGGGATCGCGACGGAGCGCGTGCGGCAGATGGTTCGCATATTCGATCGAAACCGCGCGGCGAGCATGGCGACGGTCGACATGCTGCAACGCCTCGCAACCGGCAATCTGAGCAGCGCGGCCGAGCTGCTGACAGGCGCGACGAGCGCGCTGTCGGTGGCGTCGGACCTGTTTCCGCAGGTCGGCGCTGTCGTGCGTAGCTTCAACGCGACGCAGGCGTCGCTCGGCTCGATTCTGAAAGCCGTCGACGGATCGAATTTCCCCCTTGTGCGGGCTGCCGCCGACAGCGTCAAGTCTGCATTGGGCGGGGCGTGGAATCAGTTCAACGCGGCGGTGGGTCTGAAGGACTCGGCGGTGATGGACGTGATCAAGTCGACGGGCGTCGGCTCGATGCTGTCGGGTCTGATCGACGGTGCGTCGTCGAGCACGCCGCACCTGATGTCGATGACGACGGATGCCGGCGACGCATTCCACTTCAACCTGTCGACGGCTGCTCACGACAAGTTGCGACGAGCGACGCGATATCGCGTGGCGTCCCAGGAGCGCCTGAACCGTCAGGAGGCGCTGCAGCCCGTCAGCGAAGGGGGCGAGACGATCACGCTGTCGGGCGTCGTGTTCCCGTCGCTTGGGGCCGGTACGAAGCAGATCAGCCGGCTGCGTGCCATCGGCGGCAGGATGAAGCCCGTGCAGCTCACGACGGGCGACGGCGAAGTGCTCGGCCGCTGGCTGTTGCAGGCGATCGAAGAGGAGCATGACGCGCTGCTCGCGGACGGCTTGCCGCGCAAGCAAACTTTCTCGGTGGAGTTCGGGCGCTATGGCGAAGACTTTAAGAACGTCTGACGGTGACGTGCTCGACACGCTCTGTTATCGCTTCTACGGAGCGCTACAGGGAACGGTCGAGGCCGTGTACGAAGCGAATCCGGGGCTGGCGAATCGGCCGCAGCCGTTCCCGGCCGGCGTTGAGATCCTGATGCCGGATCTCGACGCGCCACGTGCCGAGTCCGTCCAGCTCTGGACATAGTGGGGTGCGATGGAAGCGATTTTTCAGGTCGTCGCGAACGGCTCGGACGTGACGAAGGTTATTCAGGATCGCGTGCTTGAGATCCGGTCGATGGACAAACCCGGTCTAGACGCCGACGAGTGCACGATCACGCTCGACGATCGCGACGGCCGCATCGAGTTTCCGCCGAAAGGCGCGACGTTGAAGGTGTCGATCGGGTGGGAGGGACAGGGGCTGTCGATGCTCGGCGAGTACGCCGTCGACGAGGTTGGATTGCGCGGGCCGCCGGCCAGCGTCGTGATCCGGGGCAAGCCTGCGAACATGCGCGCGACGTCCAAAACGCAGCGATACGGGAGCTGGTCGAATGCGAAGCTGGCCGACATCGTCGGCGACGTCGCGCGTCGTAACAAATGGGCGGCCGCATGTGACGTCGACGTCGTCGTGCCGCGTATCGACCAGTTCGGTGAAAGCGATTTGCACTTCATCACGCGCGTGGCTCGCCAGTACGGTGCGACGGCGACGGTCAAGGCCGGCAAGCTGATCGTCTTGCCGCGCGGCGGCGGCAAGAGCGCGAGCGGCAAGCCGTTGCCGATCGTCACGCTCACGCCGGGCGACCTGCTCGACTACGACATCAACTTCCCTGATCGCGCGAGCTTCGCGGCCGTCCGCACGAAGGTGCACGACCGCAAGTCCGGGAAGAAGATCGATCTGACGATCCCGAATCCAGATGCGCCGCCAGGTGCGTCCGCGGTTCATACCGAACGCCATATGTTCGCCAGTCCAGAAGCGGCGAAGGCCGGCGCAACGTCGCGTATGGCGACGCTCAACCGGCACACGTCGACGAGCAGGCTGACAATGCGCGGCCGCGCAGATCTGTCGGCGGAAAAGACGATCGCGCTGAAAGGGTTCAAGACCGGTGTAGACGGCGAATTCCTGATCGAGTCGGTCGAACACACGTTCGCGTCGCGCGGATGGATCACGGTCGTGACTTTGAACGGAGGGAACAAGGGGAAAGCGAAGGTCGGGCACAAGAAGAAGTCGGGCAAGAAAATCACTCTGGTGGTGCCGGCGCCGCAGTAACGCGTTACGCACTGAATTTGCAGGCCGCTCACGGGCAACCGGGGCGGCCTTTCTTTTTATCGGGCAAGGGGAACCGATGCAAGACCACGAAAAAACGATTCTGGAGCTGATCGTCATGGGCGGATTGATCGGCATCGCGAAGGTGTTGGTTGGTAGCGAGCCGTTGTCGTTTCGGCTGGTTGTCGGCCGGGCCGTATTGGGATCGGCAACGTCGATGGTGGCCGGGCTCGCGCTGCTGCAGATCCCGGATCTGCCGCCGATCGCGCTGCTCGGTCTGGGGAGTGCGCTCGGCATTGTGGGGTCGCAGTACCTCGAAGTGCTGCTGCGCCGGAATGCAAAACGTGTGTTTGGAGGGAAGTGACGATGGCACGAATCAGTGTTGCAGCCGCAGGGGGAAAGAACCGGGTGGCGTTTCTCGACACCATCGCGGTAAGCGAGATCGGCTCGCCGCTGCTCGCGAAGTCGGACGATGGTTACAACGTCCTGGTCGGTGCGACGGCATCGCGTCCGCTGCTGTTTGCGAGCTATGCCGCACATCCGAACGTGCTCAATCGCCAGATCCGCGTGCCGTCGACAGCGGCGGGCCGCTACCAGATCCTCACGCGCTGGTGGCGGATCTATCAGGCGCAGATGAGGCTGCCCGACTTCGGGCCGGTGTCGCAGGATCGGTACGCGCTGCAGCAGCTGCGCGAGCACGGCGCATTGTCGTTGATCGATGCTGGCCGGTTTTGCGAAGCCATCGCCAAGGTGTCGAATGTATGGGCCAGTCTGCCGGGGGCGGGATACGGCCAGCACGAAAACGACATCGAGAAATTGCTGGCGGCGTATCGCGCGGCCGGCGGGGAGGTGATCGCATGACGTGGATCGACCCGCGCATTTGGCTGCTCGTCGTTGCCGGCGTCATTGCCGGCGCTGCCTGCGGCTACTTCGAGGGACATCGCGACGCCGATCAATCCGCGAAGGTGGCGGATCAGATGCGGCAGATCGATGACCTGACGAACGAACGTAACGAATTTCGCCGCCGGTTGGCGGCACAACAGGAGATCGCAACTGATGCTGCGAAAGAACGTGATCAGGCGGCCGCTGATGCTGCTGTTGCC